GATTCGCCCTACGTGATGCAATTCACGCTGAATTACAGGCCACCTCTAAGCCTGGCGGAACGATCTTTCTACCAGATCGCAGCCAGTACCGCAACCCTATTTTCCCCCAAAGAAAAACTTTCCCGAAGGGGGCAAGCGGGGCTTGACAGGCTGGGGAGAAAGCTGTAGGATGCTTGCATGATGATGATGTGCCCTTTTAAAGGATATGCATGATGGAAGCGGAGCAAGCTATACCGAAAGCTTTAAGGGATTTAGAATCAGAAGATAAACAAGTTAGAACTGCCGCCTTACAAAATCTTAGGCATGGTTGCATGGATGGTTTGGATCATGCTCCTCAGGCTGTTGTAGTGGCTGTAGCAATCAGAATGGCGGAAATGTCTCAATTGTTTCGCCTAAGAGGAGAAAATCAATGGCACTAAGATACAAGCCAGGCGGAATCACCAAGGGCATTCGCATATTGAAAAAACCGGATGTGGTGACGGTAATTGTCGGGCCGAAACCGGAGCTTGCCATTTATGAGAGAGGTGACACCAGAGTGTTGCCGATCAGTCGTAAAGTAGCGGAAGTTCTCATTGCCAACGGGATGAATTACGGATCTTGATCGATGCCGACAATCAAAGCTGACCACGATCGAGTGACCATAGCTCAAGGGGCCACTTTTCCTCACAGAGAAATCTTAAAGGCTTGGGGATTCTGCTGGCATCCTGATCTCGAATTATGGTGGACTGAGCCGATGAAACAAAACGAGATAACTAGGCTAAGCAGAGAGATTGGCGACATGGATGTTGATATCAGATATATGAGGAGAAATTTCCTGTGAGCCGACTAGAAGATATGATAAAGAGTTTCCCTGAAGGAGAGGATGGCCAGTTAAGTTTCAGTAAAGATCATGGCATGGATGCAGATATCTTTATGTGGAGTTGTGACTTATACCAGAAATTAGGTTTGCATAGCAGTCAAGATGATAATCATGCACAACTAATTTTCATCAGGGCTCATCTGATGCAGATCACGCGGGAGCTAAGGCATTTACAGGGTAAGGATGGGCAACGGAAAATTGAGGAGAAAATCATGAGGAAAATGCATCAAGTCAATCCCGATATTTACGTAGACCTGTATCATGTAGTAGCCGTGCATCCAAGGAGGCGGCAAAGCGTGATAGTTCTTTCTGAGGGCGGACAAGATAAATACAGGATATTCTTTGATGATTCTGATGGGAAGCTTCGCAGAGAGGTCATAAGCGAAATTTCTAATTTGGAACCAGCATGAATCAACTCCGAGAAAAAATTGGCTGGTGGCTGATACAGTTAGGATGCCGAGTTGCCATGTCCCGCAAGCAGAGAAAGCGGGTACAGGATGGACGTGAACAATGGTATCGAGACAATAATATCGATTTAGATAAACTCGAACGGGAAGCCCGCGAGGAAGTGGAAGAATGGGAATCGAGGCTTGAATGACGACAGGACTATTAAAGAAAATAGATAATCAATCATCGAAACGCATGCTATCAATAGCTGGTAGAAGTATCCGCAAGATCCGGAAAGGAAAAGGGATTTCTCAACGGGAGCTTGCCATCATGGCTGGCTGCACGAGAGCGAATATCGGGATGGTTGAGAATGGGAATCACAACGTATCGGTCCATTTGCTCTTAGCCATTTGCCAGATATTAGGCTGCGAGGTGGAAGAGATTTTCACGAGGCGATGCGTGGCGACATTGTTTAAGGAGAAGTAGCTTGGTGAAAGATCGGAGAAGTAAGTATGATGTCGTCGAGATCGCGAATACAATATTGCCGCTTAGTAAATCCGGTGGCAGAAACAAGCGTGACAGGCGATGCGATCAAGGGGGCAATGGCGTAAAGTATCTTGCGGCCCGCATTGCTCGTGATCGGCCTGATATTCTTAATCGCATGAAAGCTGGCGAGTTTCGCAGTATTCACCAGGCAGCTATTGAAGCAGGGATTACCAAAGCCAAATGAAAAACGATAAAAAAATAAGGCTTCTAGTAATAAAAGAAGCTGTAAATGTGATGCTTGATCGCGTTCAATATTATTGCGGCGAATCTTTAGATGATGGTTTACGCCAGAAAATTGTAAAAGAGTTAGATAATATATTTCCTGAATCATTAAAAATGGATAAGTGGTCTTTGTATAATGGAGAAGAAGGCGGAGAAGGTAAATGATACGTAAGCTCACCAATCGCCAGGCGGGGCAGTTCCGGTACAGACTGGGCAATTGAAACGCAGAAAAGTTATCAAGGATATCAAAGGTATGATATCGGATATAGAGGATTTAAGGAATGAGTAATCCCGTTAATCATCCAAGCCATTATACCCAAGGATCGATGGAAGTGATCGATGCTATCGAAGGTTTGGGGCTTGGATTCCATGCTGGCAATGTTCTCAAATATATCGCACGCTATCAATTCAAAGCTGGCATTGAAGATCCCGAAAAGGCACAATGGTATCTCAATCGTTTAATCGAGAAACTGGAGAAGGAAAAGAATGAGGATCTGCCGAAAGCCTAAAGTTTATCTGATTGCCCGGCCGCAAATCGCCGAGGGGTTTAGTGAATTCATTAAGGATCAGAGTCTTGATTGGCCAACGTCGGCAAGAGGCGTTACTGATTCGGAGATGCTTGTCGAAATGGCTGGCCGTTGCTGCTACATGTCGTTTGGCAAGAAAGCGGGTAGCAAGACGAACCGTCGATATTTGCAAAACCTACTTGGCCGGAATGATGATGGAACATTCAAGCCAGGACCGGCTCATGGCTCAGTTTGTGAGCATCCGACATGGTCGTTTTTGGTAGTGGGGGCAGGGCGTGGCTTCTCTCATGAGCAAGTCCGCCACCGGACCGGCTGGGCCTATTCTCAACTATCGACCCGGTATTGTGATTTTGAACGGGACGAAGAGGATGAAGGCACATGGGATCCTGGGTTCTGTATCCCGCCATTGGCTCAATTAAGTTTTCACACGGAAGGCGTGATGGAGAAATTGCTTAAGGAAAGCCAGAAATCTTATTGTGTTATTCTGGAACAAGTTGAAGAAGATCTCCGCAATAATGATAAATTCATGGGTCAATTAAGTACCTATTCCCAGCATGATCAAAAACGAGTGCTCCGCAAAGCTGCCCGTGGTGCTGCCCGCGATATCTTGCCAATTGCAACCGAGGCCATTATGACCATGTCGGCAAATGCCCGGGCCATCTGGAATTGCATCGCATTGCGTGCTAGCGTTCATGCCGAGGCAGTCATCCGTGATGTCTATGTTCAGATGGCTAAGATCATGGAGAAGGAGATGCCGTCATTATTCTATGGTCTTGAATATATCAAGTGCTGGGATGGATCTGAAGCGGTGAAGTTGCCGAGGGAGAAGCTGTGAATATTATCACGGAAAAACTGTTAGAGAACGTCGATAAAAATTTAATCGACAATATTGTGACCGGGCAAAAAGGTATCCCCGAGTCAATTTACATTCGGTTACCAATTTTACAGGATCAATTATTGGCAATCGTAGCCGTACAAAATGCACAGATTTTGCAAAATCAGAAACGGCAAGAGTATTCTCAATGCCTCCGGGACGGAATAAAAATCTAGTATTTGCTGAGAGAGGGTAATTAGACTCATGGATATCGAAGCAAAGGCACCGAGCAATTTCGGTGTCGATGAACGGATATACAAGCTTGAATTATTTGCTAATTGCAGCGAAGACGAAAAGATGCTTGCAGAGGTACATAATCAGATACTTGATTACGAAGTCGGGAAACCACCGAAAGGAGTTACTTTTACTGATTTCAGTGTCGCGAATGCTGCAAGATGTGAAATATCATGGCATGCGGTAAACGAATGGCAGCCTGAACGATGGGCCTTGGCGATCGCTGGCGAAACCGGTGAGCTTTGCAACTTAATCAAAAAGAAGATTCGGGGCGACAAAATAGATGATGCTGACATCTTGAAAGAGATTGCCGATATCGTTACCTATTGTGATCTTCTTTGTACACGGATGAATGCTGATCTTGGAGCAGTCGTGATAGCGAAATTCAATGAGGTATCGGATCGGGTGGGGAGTGATATCAAGTTATGAGTCTTGATGTGACATTAACATGTAGTCATTGTGGATCTACATGTTATGATGCTAACATTACCCACAATTTAGGTGAGATGGCCGGCGAGGCTGGCATTTACAAATTCTTGTGGCGTCCCGATGAAGTCGGAATTACACACGCAGAAGGGTTGATTGCCCCGTTGACAAATGGTCTGGAACTCTTGAAGGCGGACCCGGAAAAATTCGAGGCGTTCAATGCGTCTAATGGGTGGGGTCTGTATTGTAATTTTGTTCCTTGGGTCGAAAAGTATTTAGCGGCTTGCGTCAAATATCCTAGGGCTAAAGTGTATGTATCACGTTGAAAGCCACGGAACCAAGGACGGATCAATGCAAGTAACCCTATCTCTCAACAACATCGAAGACTACCAACTCTTCCTCAAGATCAAGAGCTTGCCCAGCTACTCGATCCGTGGCCGTACCGCCACATTCCCGGACGAGTACGCCAAATCTCTAAACCTTAAACCTGATACTCACCGTGGCCGTCTCCGCTACAAGCCGTCATCGTATCTATTTGATTATCAGCGGGACATCTCCGAACTCGCAATCCGTAAACGTAAGTACTGCATCTTTGCAGATTGTGGGCTAGGTAAGACGGCCATCATGCTGGAATATGCCCGTTACGCAGCCAACCACACCCCCAAAGATGGGGCCATTTTAATCGTATCTCCGCTTATGGTGGTGACGCAGACTCTTGCTGAATCAACACGATTTTATCCCCGGCTCAAGATTGACAAGATTTCGGCTAGCGGCCTTGAAGAATGGCTAACCGAGGGCACTGGTAGGATCGGCATTACCAACTTTGAAGCACTCAAGCCAAATACCAATCGTGGCCGACTCGCTGGCCTCATTGTCGATGAATCATCAATATTCAAATCTCATTACGGCAAGTGGGGGCAAGAGATTCTCCGGCTTGGCAAAGGGCTTGAATGGAAACTCGCTCTATCCGGAACGCCGGCCCCGAATGATCGTGTCGAATATGCGAATCATGCTGTATTCATGGACGAGTTCCCGACCGTCAATTCATTCTGTGCCCGATTCTTTGTGAACAAAGGGCAGGTAGATGGCCGCTGGCATATTAAGCCGCATTCGGTTGGTGACTTCTATAGAGCGTGCTCGCACTGGTCGATTTTCTTAACGAATCCAGCGACTTATGGCTGGACGGATAACTGCGAGAAGTTGCCGCCAATCAATATTCATATGCACGATATCGAACTTACCAGAGAGCAAACTGATTTGGCCTATACAGCCGAGGGACGACTGTTCGCCGACAAGGCTGGCGGAATCGTCCACCGGGCCAGCATGTCACAACTCGCCAAGGGTTGGCACAAGGAAAAATTGGTACCAACAAACAAGCCGGTAGCGATTCGGGATCTTATCGATAGT